AAAAATGCGTATGACAGAATAATAACATAATACTTTTCTTACATCGCTGGTGAAATAAGACACTTTTTTGATGAAAAACAAGGAATAGTCAATGCTTTACTGGTTAAAATGATTTTTGATACTTATACCAATCACTATTTTAAGATATTTTTTATACTTCGTGGGTGAAAAAGGACACTTTTTTGATGAAAAATAAATTATCAGATTTATCTCCAAGAGATAGTAAGCTTACTGGTTTTTATAGAGGGATTGTTGAAGATAGAAATGATCCTGAAAAACTTGGTAGGGTAAGAATAAGAGTGTTTGGTGTTCATACTGATGAAAAAACCAAAACACCCATAAGTGGGGTGCCAACAGAAGAATTGCCATGGGCAGAACCATTGGGAAATTTGGTTGAAGGTGGTGTTTCTGGTTTTGGTTTTTGGTCTGTTCCCTTACAAGGCGCACAAGTATTAGTTTATTTTGAAGAAAGCAATCATATGAAACCAAGATTTATGGCTTCTTTGTCTGGAAGACCAATTGAATCATCAAAGGGTAAAACAAATGGTTTTAATGATCCTGATGGAAAATACCCTATTGATAGTAAAAATTCACCACATGAACCCAACGAAATCAATGAAAATGATATGCATAAATTGGCAACTGGTGATTTAACTGATGATACCATTGTAAAAAGTAAAAATGATAGTAAAATTACTGGTGTCACAACAGCCACAGGTGCTTCATGGGATGAACCTGATAGTTATTACAAGGCACAATATCCTGATAATATAGTTTTTGCTTCACATAGTGGGATGACCATTGAAGTTGATAATACCTCTGGTGAAGAAAGACTTCATATCTATCACCCATCAAACAGTTATATTGAAATTTCTGCTGAAGGTGATATGGTTATAAGAAATGCAAAAAATAAATTTGAAATGGTTGATGATAATAAAAAAACAAAAATCCAAGGTAATTCTGACAAGACCACCTGCAAAAATAAAACAGATTATATCAAAATGAATTTGGATGAAAAAACAGATTTAACAAAAACAGAAACAGTTGGTATTGATAAACTGATAACAATTGGTAATGACCGAACTGAAGGTATTGGAAATAATGAAACTGTTACTGTTGGTACAAACAAAGAAGTTACAGTTATGGCAGATAAAATTGAAAATGTTGGTATGAACAAAACAGAGATAATCGGAATGAATCAAACAGAATTCATTGGTATAAATGAAACTGTTACTGTGGGTGCAAACAAAACAGAAACAATTGGGGCAAATAAGACTGAAATTATTGCTGGTGTTTTAACAATAACTGCTGGTGGCTTATTATTTAATATTACTGGGGCGACTGGTGGTGCTGCTGTTGCAACAAGTGGTGTTCCTATTTCACTTACGGCACCAACAATATCTCTAAATTAAAAGGAAATAATTTGTATGAAAGATTTAACTATAGTTAAAAAAGGTAATTTTCATGTGTTAGATATCCCTGAAAACTTTGTACTAAAAATAAATCAAAAATTTGATATTATAGTAAATGATGAAATATCCTTAACAAGTAATGGTGATGTTCACATTGATACAATAGACAGTAAATTATTTTTGAACTGCAGAAACTCATCTATACTAAAAGGCACAAAAGAAGCTGCAGATTACAAAACAAAAAGGGATGAAGAAATATCAATGCAATCACAAGAATATCATGATGAAAGAAAGCAATTGTATGATAGAATTGATAGATTAGAAAAATTAGTTGAAAAGTTATTGGAGAAATAAAAATGGGTATGGGTATTTGTAGACTTGGTGATGTATCAACTGGTCACGGTGGCTGGCCTTCAAGACCAAATGATAAGGCGTCAACAGATGTTTTTGTAAATGGTTTAGGTGTTCATCGTCTTGGTGATCACTGGTCAACACACTGTAATTCAAAACCTTCATGTCATGATGGTCTTTTGTCAACTGCATCATTAACTGTTATTGTAAATGGGAAAGGGTGTGGTCGTATTGGTGATAATATTGACTGTGGTGATGTTGTAAAAACAGGAAGTGCAAATACCCTTGCTGGATAAAAGGAGAACTTTGAATGTGGAGAGATTTTGATATAGAAATGCAAAAAAGCCATAGTGGTGATGTTTTAGCCAAAGAAGATATTGAAGCAATAAAAAATTCCATTAGTAACATATGGCAAACCATTCAAGGTGAAAGAAGAATGGTTCCTTCTTTCGGTGGCAAATCAAACAATGTATTATTTGAGCAGCTTGATACTTATACTTTAAATAACATCAAAAGCTTACTTCTTGGTGCTTTAGAAAGATGGGAAAGTAGAATTGTTATAAGAGATATACAAACAGAGCCAAATGAAGAAGAACATATGATAATTGTAAAACTTTCTTTTTCAATACGTGGACAAGCAACAGATAAAATTTACCAATTATCTCATAAAGCCTTATATTAAAGGCTTTTGTCACCTAATCTACTCAAAAGGTAGAGGTGGATTCCTTTTCAAAGGAAGTAATTAGGTAAGAGACCAAAAGTTAACTTTTGGAGCAGGTATCATACACATTGACCAAATGGTCAGTTAGGATCGTTAGAATGCATTCCCAGTTCTAAAGTCTGAAGGTAATGCCAATCTCGAGGGAAGTTGTATTTTACAACACATACTATTTGAATTTTAAATAGAGTTATATTAATTTTTATAAGGAAACAATTGGACAGATTACCAGTAAAATATAAGGGCAAAACACTTATGCCTATGAAAGCATCTCGAATAAGAAGGTTTGTTCGAGATGGTAAAGCCAAAATAAGGTTTGATAGAAAAATCAAACAATATTGGGTTCAATTGTTAGTTGAACCGAGTGATAAACATACACAAGAAATCACTTTGGGTATTGATCCTGGAAGCACTTTTGATGGTTTCAGTGTTGTTAGTCAAGACACTCATCACTGTAATTATGAGTTGATACAAAGACCGAAGAAAGGTAGAAACTCTATCAAATCATTTAAAAAACGACAATCTACAAACAGAAGAACAAGAAGAAGTAGAAAATGGCATAGAAAAATAAGATTTGATAACAGAACAAAAAATAAATTAGCACCAACAATTAAAGCAAATGTTGATTTTAGAAAATGGTTGATAATAAAACTATTACAATACTATCCCATATCTAAAATAGTAATAGAAGATGTAAGATTTAACCATTACAAATCAAAAAAAGGTAGTAGTTTTAGTTTAGTTGAGCAAGGTAAAATAGTATTGTATGACTGGATTGAAAACTTGGGTATTGAATTAGAAAAATATGATGGTTTCAATACTAAAAAATTAAGAGTCAATAGTTTTGATTTTGACCCTAAAATAAGTGGTCTTAAGGAAAAGGGGAATAAAGATTTTAATACTCATTGCATAGATAGTTTTGTATTGGCTTGTAACAAAGAATTTTTAGAAAATGATGAGCCAGTCATAACATTTAAAAAAGATATCAATAAGAAAGTTATTTTCATTGAAAAAATAGTTAAGCAAAGAAGAAGATTGTTTTTAACAAGAAAAAGGTATAGAGACTATAAATTTTATTTTAGATATAAGAAAAATGGTGTGAAAGAACATTTTGTAAATAGATCAAGAAAACAAAATGTATGTAGAGTTAAACCAGAAGGAATTCATAGTAATCACCCCAAAAAGTGGATATATATTGACAATGGTTATAGTGAAAAATTTAAAAGCAATGCAGCACCTTATGGTGGAACAACACTTAAAGGACATAAGTTTTTTGTTAATAATGAATGGATGAACAGATTAAAGGAATAAATAATGGCAGATCAAGTCTTAACACCTTCTTATGTAGAAAATGACTTTCTATCAATCAAACAGAAAATGATTGATATGTTAAAAAATACTGACACATTCAAAGATTACAATTTTGAAGGAAGTAATATAAACATGTTGATTGAGTTGGTTTCCTATATTGGTGACTTAAATAATTTTTATGTCAATCAAGTGGCACAAAATATATACCCAGACACCAGTAATCTTTATGAAACAAGTCATTCTCTTGTTAAACAAAGAGGTTATCAACCATCTGGGTATGTTTCAAGCTATCTTGATTTGAAAATTACTATTAAAAGGTGGAATGAAGATCAGACTGTAGAATATTACAAAGAAAGTGACCAGTTATACATTCCTGCATGGTATTCAATGGACACAACACAATCAAATAGGAGTGGTGATAGTATTTTTTATTCAACCACTACAAGCCATACAATAACATTACCACCATCTGGTAATATTGATGAATATTCTTTTTTGATACCAGTAAAGCAGGGTAAATATTTTACTGGTACATACTCTGGTGATGATATTGTCAATGGTGGCATCACTTTACCATTCAAAAATATAGATTCTGGTGTTTTTCCTTATGATGAGACATTCCCTTCATTGATTGTATATGTTAATGAAACACCATGGAGCCGTGTTAGAGATTTTTATGATGAGTTGTCTGGCTTACAAGCAGGTAACAATGTTTATAAATTAATTTTTGACAAATATAAAAGATATCAGATAGTATTTTCAAATGCAAGAAATATGCCCAATGACAAATCAAGAATAAGACTGGTTTTACTGGAGTCTTTGGGTATAAATGGCACATTAGGGGCAAATCTTTTACAAAAAGAATATGGTGGAGTTCCCATGTCAACAAATATTCCCTTATTGGTTGATAGAAATTTTGAAGTTGCTGATACACCATTTTTAAGAAACAATACAAAAAATATTGATATCCCAACTGAACAACTAAATTATACAAATGAAAGTGCTTCAGTAAATGGTGGTGATCCAGAAACTTTTAGTCAAATAAAAATAGCATCTGAAAAAACTGTAAATACCCAATATAGAAATGTTACTAAAAGTGATTATATGGCTGATTTAGAAACAAGAACAGATATAATAAAAGCAAGTGTTTGGGGAGAACAGGAAGAAAATCATAATATTACTGGAAACTATAACAAGGTCTATATTTCTGTCATACCTGAAGAATGGGACACTTATACAATACCAACAAGTGGTAGAGAATGGATTGATCCAATGGTTCCTGACATATCACAAATTATTCAAATACCTTTGGATATCAATAGTGTTTTTCAGGATGATTTGAAAACATATATAGAACCCAAAAAAATTATTAGCACATATGAGGAATTTGTATTGCCTGAATTGGTATATTTTAAATTTGAAATTGGCATATCACCAAAAAGAATGTATAATTTTGATGTCATTGTAACAGATGTGAAAGCAAAATTAATTTATTATTTTGAGTGGGTTAATCGAGAATTTAATGAAATAATTGACTTCAAAAACATACATAACTATATTATAGACCCATCTATAACATCTACTGAAAATAAATTTGCAAGTGTCAGGGGAATAAATAATCTAATATTTAGAGATATAGCTTTATATACAACAATATCAAATCAAGCTGACCCTATGGAAATTTTTCAACACAACACTGATAAAAATTTTCCAATGTTTTCAGTGCCAGAATTTGATACCAGATATGAGAATATACTTAAACCTATAAAACTTGGATTGAACCAGTTCCCAACATTAGCTGAAGATATGTGCATTTTCATTAACGAAGGATAACTATGAAGTTTACAGATTCACCATATTTTTTACTGGATCATTATATTGATACAGTAAATCAACAATCAACAGATGATATAAAATCCAGAATTGAGACATTATGGCCTGTTATATTTACTGATATGGAAATAATAACAGAGTGGCAAGACTATAATGATGTTGTCTGGAATTTTGAATATGAAACTGTTGAGGGCTCGTACTCCAAAAAACAAGTAAATTATTCCTATGATGAGTCATATTTGATGGGTGCCAATAAATGTATCATTGCCCGTGGTGGAAGAATAATTGAGCTTTTTGTCAAAGATGATGATTATGGTTTCATTGAAGTGCATTTAACACCACCTTGGGATGACTATGCTGATGGTAATTTTTTTCAATTCCATAAACATATCACATTACCCTATCAATATGGAAGCACACTAACAGAAACAATTTCAGGGAATCATTTTTACTTTGAAGTCTATACACCAAATGTTACTTTTGACCCTGATGATATCAATGGAAAGGAAATATATTTCAGAAAAGATAGTGAATTTCATAACTGGCTTATAACATATGCAAAGGATTATTTTGTTGATCTATGGGGACATGAATTTGTTATAAGAAACTATGTAAATACTGACAAACAATTTATTTATTTTGGTAAAATTTTTCATAAAAGAGATGCTGAGTATCATGTTGAATTCTATGGTATGAAAGATTTTGTTGAAAAGGCAGTTCCAGAACACCAAAGAACACCTAATTTTAAAGAGTTCTTATCTGTTTATTTTGACAGAGTTCATCAAGAGTCATTCAATTTACTTAAAAATGTCTGGTCTATGATAGACCCATTTGAAGTTGATGAAAAATTCTT